CTTTATGCAAACAAGCTTATGCAAAATAAAAATCTTTCAACTAAGCAGCAAAAAGCAATTGTCGAGGCCATTGATAATGCCAAGACGCTACGCGAGGCTAAGTTATTGTACAAGAGTCTGTCGGAATCCCTAACTCGACGAGCTCGTGGTAAAAATCTAAATGAGGGAACATTAAGGACGCTCGGATCGTCTTCCAGATCAACCCGCTCGGCTCAGCCGACGAAAAATGGTGTTGAGTCGGACCGATGGGCAGTTCTAGCCGGACTAAACAACGGCAATGACTAACCATCTTAACAATATACTAATATAAGGAGAAATAAATTATGAATAAGTCATTCAATTTAGATCAGCTTACGGAAGGCATCCGCCAGAGAAATCTTGGGGGACAAAACCGTCAGTTGGTAGAGAAGTGGAGCCGCACTGGCCTACTTCGTGGTCTTAAAGGAGTTCACAGAGAGAACATGTCACGTATGCTTGAAAATCAAGCAGGACAAGTTCTTAAAGAGGCTTCTTCACTTTCAACCGGCGGAGGCAGTCTTGCTTCATCCGGTGACATGCGCGGTTTCACAAACATCGCATTCCCAATCGTTCGTCGTGTTTTCGGCGGATTAATTGCGAATGATCTTGTTTCGATTCAGCCAATGAGCCTTCCTTCTGGACTGCTCTTTTATCTTGATTATACGTTTGGATCACCTGTAGGTGCAGGCGCCGGTGTCGGCGCAGCATACAATACAGGTTCTTCGATCTATAATGACCCAGCAGGCAAGGGCGTTCGCTCTGGTTCGCTTGCAGTTGGTGGTCAGTATGATCTTGCTGGAACAGGTTATTTACGTGCTTATGGTACGTCAATAACCAATCTTACAGCAGGGTCACTACTAGCCTCTGGTGCAATTGGTGAGACAGGCACAGCTTGGTCTACCGGAGTCACTTTGAGGGCAACAGGCTCGGATGGAAAACTAATTCAGTTTGATCCGCAGCTCGCTACAGCAATCGAGAATAACTCAGGTGGTGCAGGCGACGTTACTGGCGACGCCGTCTATATGGGTCTCGTGGTAGACGTCGAGGATACAGCATATGTTAATGCAGATTTCACGATGGCTAAAGAGTGGTCAGTTTCTTCAGCAGCTTCTGCTGTTTACAAAGATGTTGACAACGACACAGAAGGAAATCGTTTTCAAGGTAGTCATAAGCTAAAGAATATTCGTAGATTGAATCAAATGGGAACATTCTCTAATGGCAAGTTTACTGCGAATGCGCTGGTTACTTCTACGACACCTAATGCAGCACTTCTTGTAATCGTTTCTGGTGCCAATGTCGCTGCCACAGCTCAAGATGCATTAACACTTGACTTTGTCAAAGGATCATCACTCAACAGTGGCGATGGCGACACTCTCGTTATTCCATCATTCGAGTCTGATTTTGGAACCAGTCCAAGTCCTGAGATTCCTGAGATCGATATTAAGATCGAGGCAATTGCAGTTGTTGCAAATACTCGTAAGTTACGTGCTAAGTGGTCCCCAGAGCTTGCTCAGGATCTAAATGCTTATCACTCACTTGATGCTGAGGTTGAGCTCACACAGATTCTTTCCGAGCAAATTGCTCTTGAGATCGATCGTGAGATTCTTAATGACCTTCTTACTCAAGGTAATGCAGCGAATTACTACTGGTCACGTGCACCTGGTAAGTTTGTTAACAAAGAGACTGGGTCAGAAGTTCTTGCTTCTGGAACAAATGCTCCCGGACCAAGCTTTCGTGGCACAGTTCGTGAGTGGTATGAGACTCTTTGCGAGACAATTATCGATGTCGGTAATCAGATTCACCGCAAGACGCTTCGTGGATCCGCCAACTTTATTGTTGTAGGACCTGACGTTGCAACTATTCTTGAGGCATCTGTATTCTATAAGCCTTCCTACACCCTTGATGGTGATGGACAGGTTGGTGGAATGGTAATTGGCGCTGATAAAGTCGGTACCCTAAGCAATCGCTTTACTGTCTACAAAGACCCTTATTTCCCAAGAAATAAGGTTCTCGTAGGTTACAAAGGCGGAAGCTACTTGGAGACTGGTTACGTTTATGCACCATATGTGCCCCTGATTGTCACTCCGACTATCTTTGCTCCAGAGGATTTCACACCACGTAAGGGTGTGATGACTCGCTATGGCAAGAAGATGGTACGTTCTGACTTTTATGGAACAGTCACATGTCTTGACATGAGCGTTATCTAAGCATAACTGCTAACTAACAAACCATTTATTGGTTTCTAG